CTGTGCTGCTCTATCACATGGCTTAATATCTCTATCAACACCATCAATAGGACTTGCCATACCTGTAGTGACAATATTTAACCAATGTAATGCCCTTTCTTTAGGGTTCATTGTATGGTTATATTTTTTATTTCTTGTGATCTGACTGTTATAAGTCATTTCAGCATAAATTTTTAATGCTGCTCCAAGAAAAAATGATCTGACTCTAGTTGTATTTGTAGGACAGACTTTACTCATAAGAAAAAGAAACTGATTATGTTTTAAATAAGTTTCTGCAACTATGGCATCATGGCATGGTCTGGCATATTGTTCAGTACCAGTTGTTTGTCCAAGACTAGCCATAGCGTGTCTTATGGTTGCACAATCTCTTCTACTGATTCTGACACCACTAACAGTAATACGATCAGACATACACCTAGACTTACCAACATCCATTATTTGTTTGGATTTACTAGGCATATTTTTAACAACAAGAAATGGTTGTGTCATTCCTGTTTGAACAACAGCAAGTAATCTATGTTGACCATTGACTAGAGTGCCATCTTTATCAAAACAAATGGCAGAGTCAGATAAGATGAAACGACTGTTTTTCATCTCTCTTTTTAATTCTTCAAGATTATTTGTACTAATCTTGCGGTTATTCTCAAAATTTTTCTCCAGATAAAATTGCGCTTTTTCTGGAGTAATAAATTCTAGAGAATAGTCTATGCCCTCATATAAAGTTGAGAGGGCATTTTCTATTTGTGAAGTCATACTGTTTGAGTTACTTTTTCTTCAGTTTCTTTGAGTTCTGCTTCAGCTTTAGCTTTTTCTATCTGTCTTATTTTTGTGAATAAAATAGCAGCAGTTGTTTTCATCACTTCTAACTCAGCGTTATCAAAATCTTCGATAGATGTTTGTAATGAGCTAATAAATTTATCAAGAGACATTGAATAACTTGATACATCACTTTTAGAATGGAAATCTAAATTAATTTCCCTGTCAAATTGATTGAAATGAAAATAAAGCCTGTCATCTTTTTCAAGAGTGTTTTCAGTTCTGTGTTGGAATTTGTGTCTCATAAGAGCTAAATTGTTTATTGCCTACTTACTATAGCATGAGAGGTATATACCTTTGAGTATGTTTTCAATCCGTAACAATGTTACTTCTCTTCCTTTTTTTTGCTTAATTTTTTAAACAGATTTTTTATCAAAGGTTTGACAATATTAAGCAGTAGTGGAGTAGAGGCAGCAACAGTAGCAATAACAGCAGTGCTAACAAGCTGTGGAGGATTCGGTATGTATTGCTCGATGAATTTAACGTCCTCATAAAGCGTTATGCACTTACTACCATCTTCGCTTCTTAAATGACCAGAAACACGCTCCAATTTAAACTCTGAAGCATATTGGCCTACTCTTTGGTCATTCGGTCCAGGGCATTCAACAAAAAGAGGCTTATCTTCTTTTTTCTTTGGCTCGTATTTTGGTGGTTCTACTGTAGGCTGTACAAATTCTTGCTCTTGATTTTGGGGGGTTTCTGATTGTGTATAGACAAATTCGTTGGGGTTATACTGCAAAGGTTCAAAACTAGGAATACTGAAATTACCACATTCTGTATATGTGCCATATTCGTCTTTATCACTATCAATAAGACTTGTAAGATTATTTCTATGTACTCTTACACAACCAGGAATATCAACAATAGGTTTACTTATATTATGTAATATTGGTACGTTAGTGTTCCATATCGGTATTTCATGTATCTCAACCTTGTTTATTTGAAAACGAGGTATTTCAGTCATAGGCATCTCTTCTTTTATACACTTCTACATAAGCATCACATTTAGGGCAGGAAAAATTACTAACCATTGAATATTCTTGATATAAAACTGGTTGAAAATCCTCTTCTATATCTGCATCAGCACCCCATATTAGTTCAGTTTTACAGTGCCAGCAGTTCATTTTTTAGGTAAAGGCATTGATGGTCCTATTAATTCTGGCAAACTATTGTCTAATACTTTTGGCATCATCCCTTGAACATTTCCAAGAATTTCGTTCATAACTTGAGACTTAAAATTTTCAGATGTTACATATTTGTAGCCAAGATATGCTCCACC